CTTCTACAATTTCATTATAAACTACTTTTTTCCCATGCAAAAAATCATCAACTTTAAGCATTGATGCTTTAATTTGTTCCTCTCCAAAAGAATGGTTATCAGAGCATTTTATTTCTGTTCCATCATCAAATATTATCCAGTGATAAAAAGGTTTATATACTTTTTGAATTCCAGAAAAAGATTTGAATCCAGTTGGAGTCTTTACTGTAATATTTTTATTAAGTTTAAACATTCGACCAGCACTCTTTTAAAATAATTCGTTTTATTCCTTGTGGGGTTAAATTGTAATCTTTGGCATATTCTTTACAAAATGCCTGAATGTATGATAATTTTTTACCATTTTTCATAACAACACCAACATTTTTTAAGTCTGGTTTTTCATTATATAGTTTTCTTATCTCTCTTATCTGCTCATCATTTATTTTTCTACTAAAAACTCTACCTTTTCTAGAATTGCTCATTTTTTCTATGGTTTCTTCAGAGAAACAATTTTTAATTCCTTTATTCCAAGGAGCAGTTCCTTTTTTTACTCCGCCAATTCCTTTTCGTTCATAATTATCAAATCCTTCTCCACCAGTAGACTTATTCCACCCATTCTTAAAAGTATCAAATTTCTCTATGTAAAAAATTTCTGCCTCTTTTGCTTTTTCCGAAATATCTATCTGCTCATTTATTTCAAAAGTATGTGGTGGTTTATTCCTTTTATGCTCTCTTTTTCTAGCATCTAAATTTTGCGTTTGTCCTACATATTTTATATTTCCATTCAAGTCTTTGAGGAAGTAAATATAATACATTTTTCTAATTATTTATAAACCAAAAAACTCACATTCGTTGATATAAATCTTCCATAGAAATTTTTTGGGGAATACCACTCTCATCTAAAATTTCTATCATAGTATCTCCACTTAAGCACTCAAACTCAACACGGAATTGTGCCTCTGATGTATTAGCAATAGTTTGTTCTTTCCACTTATCATCTCTACCAGGAACTTCTGACCAATGAACATCTGTCGGCACATATTCATTTTTTCCTCTTTCCGCATCGTGCCACATACGAAAAAAGTGATTCATACCACGAGGGGTAGAAACAATAATTACCTTTGTGCTCTGTCCAGAAGAAATAGTAGGATAAACAGAGGCAAAGAAGTCATCAGCAATGTGATTCGGGATGAACGCGAACTCGTCAAGAAAGATGACATTATAGGATCCGCCTCGGACAGCAGATGAAGAAGTAGAGTTTGCTGAAATTTTGGACCCATTTTCTAATTCTAGTGAACCTTTATTCCATGATATGATACCTTGCTGCATCCACTTCGGCAAGTTTTCGTAAGCAAGTTGTAACCTACCAAGAAGATCTCTTGCAGTAGATGCCTTGTTTGCTAGGATCGCGATGTTAACATTATCGTTAAAAATAGCATAGTGTAAAAGATATGATACACAAGTAGTAGATTTACCAGTCTGACGTGGCATCTTACAGATATTAAACCTATTATCATGGAAATTTTGAATTAGTTTTTCCTGAAATGGATACATATCAAAAGGAACAAGTCCTTCATCAAGAGAAACAATTTTTATATACTTCCTTGCAAAATATACAGGATCTTCTTTACATTTAAGAAACTCAATAACATTCTCTTCTGTAAATTCAATCGCAGTATTTGCTTTTTTTAGATTAGGATTACCAAGATATACTTCACTCATAATTTAAATTAACTATCGTTTTGTATTAGTAAAATGCAGAAAGTTGATGCGACTTTCATATTACCTGTTGTATGTGCAATTGCTCTAACTTCAATATCTGCCTTTTCTTCAACCTTTAAAGGAAACTTATATTCCCTTTCGATATCATTTTGATTTGTATGAATAGTGTCTTGTGCTCTCCATGCACCATCACCGTAAAGTCTCTTCATAAGAAAGATATCTCCAGGAGACTTTGCCGTAGATACGTCCCACTGAAATATATATCCAGTATATCCAGAAGGTACTGTATATAAGGACATGAAAGTTTGTCCAAGACCATATGCGGTTGGAGTACCTACTGCTCTTATACCTGCAACAGTTGTTAAACCTGCATCAATCGTCATAGTTCCTTCATTCGTTCCAGAACTACCAGCAGTTTTTACGAATGCACGAAAAACTCTATAAAAAAGAACACCACCAGCACTACCATTAACTGTAATTTCTTCTTCTACCGGTACATAGTTCTCATCAAGACCCTGAACAACTACTGTCCTAGCACCAGTTCCACCTGCAGCATCTTCTGAACTATCACTTGAAATGGAAAGAGTTGATGGTGAAGTTAGATATGGATAAATGCCCCCAACATCCCAAACTGTCTCCAATTGGGAATCAACATCATCATTATTTCCAAATTTAATTATATGAGATGCACCACGAACTTTACCACGAGAAACATTCAGTTCCCATGCTTCATCCCAAATATAGTTTTTTAATCCCATCAGTCACTCCAAGTTAATTTTTCTGGTTGATATCTTTGTGAATTTTTAATTATAGAAGGAGAATTGCCTGGATAAATGTTTTGCACCATTGCACCAGGATATTCTCCCTGAATCTGCTCTACTAATTCATTTTTTGAGAGCATTTTACCTTCTACTTCGAGACGGTATAACTTACCTTCCCAGACAACATCGGCAAAGAATGACTCTTGTGCCTGTTCCGGTTGAGAACCTCCTACATTGAGAGTTCCATTGAAATCACCATTGATGGTGATGCTTTCTGATAGAAATTGTTGAAAACTTTTCATTGATCAGCACTTCCAGCGACGACGGGCTTTACAAACAGGTTTATCGGGGGTTTTAGAGCAATCGATATTATGCATGTCTTGCTGCCCCTTAGAGCGGGCACAGAAAGACTTCCTACGCTTGGCATCCTTACTTCCTGGTTTTGGATCACCTGTTACGGCAGTCTTTAGTTTAGATCCAGGATTCTCACGACGATATGCTTTGACTGCAGCAGCACTCATACCATCAGTCTTATCAGACTTATTGACCTTCTGCCAATCTTCTTTCATAGCAGAAAGTTTTGCTGCTACTGCCATCTCACGACGTTTTTCTTTAGTCTTTCCCTCAAACTGAGGTGCATCAGATTTATAAAAATCTGTTATTACGTCACCCATATCTGCTTTTTTTAAATTGAGTTTTTCATCAATTTCATTTTCTTCTTTTTTTACACAATTATTATAAGTTTTACCAAACATTTTTTTAGTGCCCTTCTTTTCATAACCGGGCCAACACTTTTGTCCTTCATTAATCTTTTCAACCTTCAATGGTTCTGGTTTAATGATATCAATAAATTCATATTCAGTTGCTTGAAAATCGTCTCTCCAATTGGAAAGTTCATAACTTTCCTTTTTAGTCTTATTGCCCCAATTTGCAGCACCAACTTTACGGCATTTTACTAGAGCACCTGATGCATAAGCAGAAGGCCATACAGAATAGCGAGACTTGACCTTATGATAACAAGCATCTTTTTTCCCTTCAATTATTTCACTTTCAGGTTTATAATCAGAATTAATATCTTTAAATCCTTTATTTTTAATATATTTTTTTACTCTTTTTTCCTTATCAGCATCAACATATGTTGTCGCCGGATAATTTCTAGGAGGAATTGCTGTAGTAACAGGGACTAATTGTTCTGTTAATTCATTTCTCCAATCAGAAAAAGATGCTGAAACCATTTTTGCCTTTCCTTTTCTATCTGGATTTGGATCTTCTCTACGTTTTTTTCTTGCTCTTCTATTTCTTTCATCTTTACTCATCGCTGCTCTATCATCGGCATCACGGCAAAATGGTTTAGTCTTTTGACCAGGTTGTTTTGCACAAGGTTTTCCATCATATTTGCCACCTGCTTGCACCCAACCTCCGCCTTTGAACCAATCGCGCAATGAATACCCCTTATCCTTAGCAGACTTTCCGTCTCTCATAATTTTTATTACTTATCATTATTATTTAGAAAACCTTGTTTCAACATTTTTTGTAGTTCTGAAGTAGAACCAACAAACACTGCATTATTAGTTACATTATTAGTTGTCTTGACAGTATCCTCTTCAACTTCTTTAACTTTCTTTTGAAGATCAATTAATTTATCAGTAGTGTCAGCAACACTCTTAATCAACTGTCCAGCAACCTCATATGCTCTGGGACTTGCTCCTTCACCAGCAAGTTCCATAATACCATTAATTGCCTCTTGACCCTTCTCTATTAGAGAGTATAGGTTGGCTCTTGTATACTCATAATCCTTCTCTATATCATCACCTTTTGGTTTAGAAATTTGTATTTTTTCTGCAGATGTTTCTACAATATTACTTTCAGTATTGAGAGCCTCATCAAGACCATCATAATTGTTACTCATATATCTAACCCATTAAATATCTTGATGTTGTGTAGGACTATATGACTTAGAATCTGAGAAAAATTCCCAACTATCACTAAATCCAAAATCATCTTCGGGACCAGCATCAACTGGATTTGGAGTTACTGTATACCTCATCTCTCTCTTGGCAGTAGAAATATTAGTGCTTCCATAAGTATCAACCTGAACTTTTCTAATAAGTCCATCAGTAGTATCTGACACAGGACCAAATAAGTATGTTTTAGCTGTAAAATTTAAAGTATATATAAGCGCCCTTCTAGTAGAAAAATCTCCTTCATAATCATCTTGAAAAGAAATATTATCTAAAATTATCGGAACGTCTCTTTTCTCACCAATAGAATTTACTAAGTCTACAGTAAGATTAAAAGATGGTTGAAAATATGGCAAAATTTGTTCAACTATTTGAAGAGCATCGTCATTTAATTTTGATAATATATTTAACTGAAATCCAATATTATATGGCACTGGCATATAAACTTTTTTTAAATTTACCCCATCGGTTGCCTTAAAAGTTTGTGTAACACCAGATTTTCTTGTCGAATCATATTGTATCGAACTCATTTCAAAAGACATTCTTGGAAGTGTCGTTTGAACTGGTTTATTTAAATCTGCTTGTTGCTCAAGTCTTGCCAGAAACTTTTGAGAAGGTCCGTATGCTAATGGAACTTTAATTTCACTATAAGAATTTCCAGCAGAATCATCATGACGGATTTGTATATTATTAAATAATGTTCCAAAAGAAATAATAGTTTTTCTTATTATTTCGTGATAGTAATAAGTTCCTAACATTAGTAATTACCGAATGGGTTTGATTCTGAAAAATCTATAATTGAATCTGCTTCCGTTTCTATCTCAGAACCTTTATCATATTTATCACTAAACTCTGCTGTCTCAATGTAATCTACGCTATACCTGGCAGACGATGCTGAACCAACTATAATATCTGACGGAACAAACGTTCCATCAATCGTACCAACCTTAAGAGTATTTGTATTAACATTCCATGTTTTGACTCTTGCCTTTGCTCCAGAAATAGAACCCGTCACAACTTCATTAAACTGGAAAGTTCCTATTCCAGT